AACACGTTCAGTGCTGGTGAGCAGATAACATTTGAAACAAGTAAGACAACGGCTGGAAGCGGTAATTGCACCGTGGTACTGTGCCTGACACATGATTAATGGGCTACAGGATAGAAAATAAGGCAACAGAACTTCTCATCTATGATACGGATGGGAAGAATATCACTTATTATCCTAAGTCAGAACTGTCTGTTTCTGCTAGTAATGGAATCATAATCATTACACGTACTCAAGGAGATTCTGAAAGTACCATATTCAATCAAGAGGCATCAAAGATAGATGACCCCTCAGTTAACTCGGTGTATGAACTGGTAACCACGATCAAATCGTACCTGACATCTCATGGTAACGATGACATATCAGGAGGATTTGCAGACTACAATGACAATGCTACGTCAGGAACACCGTTAAGTGTAACAGGTGGCGGTGCGGCAGTTGTCCTGACAAATGATACCCTCGGTGCCTTCACCAATACGCAGTTCCTACCTGAAGGAGTGAGTAGACTTTGGGATGCAAGTACGAATAAGTTTGACTTCAGTGATCTGAGTATTGGAGATATGGTCGATATCAGAATAGACATAACTGTTACAACCTCATCAAACAATACTGCAATAGATATAGACCTTCATCTTGGGGCTGGAGGCTCTGCATATACGATACCTTTTGTATCAGAGAAGGATTTTAAAACAACAGCAGCTCATAAGATAGCTGAGTTCAACTCTATATATATGGGTGACGCTAACACTTTGAACAACGGTGGGCAACTGAAGATAACAGCGGACAAGAACTGCACGGTAGTAGTGAACGGTTGGTACGTTAGATGTTTAAGAAGAGGAACTGTATGATATTCAACGAATCGAACATAACGAACAGAACTGTATTGGCGAGGTGTTGCTTTGCTGATATGGTCATTGATATGCTTGAGTCCCGTGCCATTGGAGACACTGAACTGTACGAGTGTAAAAAGAAAAAGGCAATGTTCCTGTCGTATGCTATTGGAGAAATATGTACCTACATAGACGAAGGTGTTTACACTCTGAATCAAAGCGTAGACACAGAGGTTTCTTGCTTTAAAGACATAACTGCTAAAAAGTTTCTGGCTCAAATGGATGAGCTTTGTGGGTGTCCATGTGGGTGTTCAGATGCAAAAATATTAGACGATAATTTACCTAAATACATTTAAAAATGGGAAAGCTAAGTGTTCACGAGGGCGAATCACTTGATAAACTTAGAAAGGTTGTTGGTAACGGATGTAAGAATCTGACAGCGGCAGCCCATTCAGGTCTTAGTGCATATTCTTTCATAGTGCAAGAAGACACCGTAATAAGCGTACTTACTGTTGATGGTAACAACGAAACATCAGATTATGGATTAGGAGGAGCCGTTACGGTAAAAGCAGGTGCTTATTTTGTTGTTCCAGAAGGAAGTATCATAACTGGAATTACAATAGATAGCGGAAGTGTTATCATATACAATCTGTAAGAATGCCAGCCATTCACAACGGCATAGGGGTTTCATTTAGAAGTCAGGCTTTTGGTGGTGCTGCTCCTGTTAATCTTTACTTTGTTTCTGAATGGGATACTACTCAGGCAGGAAGCGCAAGCGATACTGTAGTATTACCATTACTAAGTGGAGGAACGTACGATGGAACAATTGATTGGGGAGACGGTTCAAGCTCTGTTCTAAGTTACGCTAACAGAACACACACTTATGCTGCAGGAGGAACATACACGATCACCATTTCGGGCGCAGACATTCAAGGTTGGAGGTTTGCTAATACTGGGGATAGAAGAAAAATAATTGATATCTCTAATTGGGGTAATTTAACAATTACAGGCGATAAAGCATTTCAAGGATGTAGCAAATTAGACATTTCGGCAACAGATGCACCAACTTTAAGTGCCAACATATCAAATATGTTAAGAGATTGCCCGTCACTTACAACTCCTGATTTCAGTAATTGGGATACGAGTGGCGTAACTGATATGTCATTAATGTTTTACAACTGCACTAAGTTTAATGGAGATATAACAACTTGGGATGTATCAAATGTTCAAACATTTGTGTATGATCAATCTGGTTTTACAATTGGAATTTTCAGTAATTGCTATCAATTCAATCAAGACATAAGCAGTTGGGATATATCGTCAGTTTCAAGAAGTCAAGGCAGATCAATTCCTTCATTATCTGGAATGTTTAGTGGATGTTTCAATTTCAATCAAGATCTATCAGGTTGGGATTTCAGCAATATCGAAAGGATGGCAGGCATGTTTAATGGAGCATATTCATTCAATCAAGATATATCTGGATGGAATGTTTCTGGAGTAAATATTGATAGCATGCTCCGTGGCGCAAGAGCGTTCAATCAAGATGTTACAACATTCGTTAATAACGCAGCGTCACCAAGTTTGCGTCGATTCCTTTATGACGCTAGGGCATTTAATCAAGATGTAAGTGGTTGGAATGTATCAACCGTAACCAATATGGCGGGTACTTTTAGGGAGTGCAACGCATCAGGTTTTAATCCAGATATAAGCGGATGGAATGTTAGCAACGTTACCATTTTTTCAGACGGACAAGGTGGTATGTTGCAAAATGCTGATGGTTTTGACAGAGACCTATCTTCTTGGGATATAACATCTATGACAAACGCTCAGGTTTTCATGTTTCAGTCAAGCGGCATGTCAACTGCAAATTACGATGCAACATTGATCGGCTGGGAAGCTACATTGCAAGCAGCATTTCCAAGCGGTGCAGGGTATACTCCAACTGTCAGTATAAATTTTGGAGGTTCTCAATACACGACAGGAGGGGCAGGAGAAACAGCAAGAACATCACTAATTTCAACTTTCGGATGGACGATCACGGACGGAGGTGGAGTTTAAAACAAAAAGAAAATGAACAGTTTAGTATACGAAGGAACAGCGATTTACTGGATAGCCGTAAAAGATGACAACACTTATGTAGGTCACGGAGTACTTGAAACAGATCCAAGTGTAGTATCTTCAAAATGGAATCTCGAAGCTTACACGGACAGAAGTGTTTGGAAGAACCGATTGATAAACGACTTTGGGGTTGACCCTGATGCAGACGAAATACCATGAACTTAAATCACAACGTAGACGATTGGGGAGTATTCAAAGATGTGGCGATAAAGTTCGCTTCAAACTTTGCTGATGTAAAGATATGGACGTTTACGTTTATAGTTACGCCATTATTTACTTTCACTGAAAAGTATCTTTTTGCTGATTGGGAGTTCCTAAAATGGCTTGTTACATTCATGATGCTTGACCTTGTAACAGGAATAGCAAAGGCGATCAAGAACAAACACGCTGTAACATCATACGGGATACGCAGGACGGCAGTTAAGGCGTTGCAGTATGGAGCGTTCCTGATAGTCATACACGGTCTTGATAGCTTTGAAGTGAAGGGAGAGCAGGTTGAACTGTTCGGGTGGATCGTCATATGGGCGTATTCGTTTCTGATGGGAACTGAGGGCAAGTCGATACTTGAGAACATTGTAGCACTTGATGACAGGTTTGATGTCTCAGCTTTAATTGAAAAAATAAAGAAGGCATTTGAGAAGTGAAAAGAAAGTATTTTGTGAACTTGTTCCTGTAGAGTGTGACAACAAATGCTTGAAAACTGGAAACTGTTCACATAAGGGAAGAGAGCCTAAAAAGAAAGATAGAAATGGATTGGAGTAAATACCCCAATTTCAGTAAGGAAGAGTTTGACTGCAAGCACACAGGTAAGAATGAAATGAAGCCTGATTTCATGCAGAAGTTGCAAGAACTTAGAAATGCTTACGGAAAACCCATGTCAATAAGCTCTGGGTTCAGAGACAAGACACATCCAATAGAGGCTAAAAAGAAAAGACCAGGAGCGCACTACTCTGGAATGGCCGCTGATGTTAGGGTTGATAGAGGAGATGCATACGAATTACTGAAAATAGCTCTTGAACTCGGATTCACAGGAATAGGCATACAACAGAAGGGGTCTGGACGTTTCATACACCTTGACACGATACCAAATGGTCACGAAGGGTTCGTAAGACCAACAATTTGGAGTTACTGATGCCTGATCATGGTATCAGAATATTGTGTATTGCATTATCTTTGTTATGCCTATTGGTGATTTCAATGGGTATTAAAATTGAAAGCCTTAAAACTGAGCTTGACCATGAGCGACATATCAAAACATCTCCTGAAAACGTTCCTGCCATATCTGATAGCATTCCTACTTGGAGTAATAGTTGCGTGGAAAGGGTGCGGTGACACAAGTGGTAAGCCTGTTACCACTATCATCGAAAAGCCAGTACCAGTCATAGAATATGTTGACAGGTGGAAAGAGAAGCCCGTTAGATACGTTGAAACGAAAGTTGTTACCGTACATGATACCGTACAAGTAAACGTGCATGATATTCGCTTAGATACGTTGTTTTTGATTGATACGTTAAAGATAGTAGAGGCTTGGCTTACTGA